ATAAAGTAATGGATATATATGGTGGTATAATTCCAGAGTTCACTATAGTGACTAAAATGCAAAATGTGGATATTAATATAGAAGATGTAATTGATTTAGAAATATATAAATTCTCTCCTGGAGTATTTGGAACAGTTAGAACTGAGATAATAAGTAAAACTATTGATTACACTAATAATGCTGTGACACTTATTTGTAGATGGATTGAAAATGTTTCAGAAGATATTGATTTAGCAGATTTAATAAAATGGAAACCAGGTATGGTTTATGCAGCTGGTGGAATAGTTTCTTCAGGTGATAGATTATGGGTTGCAACTAAGTTGAGTGAAGATGAATTACCTTCTATAAGTTCTGAGTTTTGGGAATTATTTTGGGGTATTGATTGGAAGGATGAGTTTGATTATTACCCTGGAAATAGTGTATTTTTCAGTAATGGTGTTTATAAATCTCTTGCTTTGTCAAATGGTGAAGTTCCTGATACATCTCCTGGATATTGGGAAAATATAGAATTAAATAATAGTATAAGTGGAAATGCTGCAACAGCAAATCAAGCAGTTGACAGTACAAAATGGGATGGTAGTAATAAGTTTGTTGGAGTTGTTGAGCCAACTTCTTTGGATGGGGAAAATGGAGATATATGGTTTGTCATCGAAACATAAGGAGTAATATAATATGCCTGGATGGGTTAAGCAAAATGGAACTTGGAAAGAAATAATAAAAGTTTTAAATAAGATTGGTAGTGTATGGTGTAATGTTGGAAATATTAAAAGTAAGGAAAGTACTGGATGGGAAGTAATATGGCATGAAAAAACTATACCAGATAATTTAATAGTATTAGGTTCATCAACTCTCTCATCAATGGATAATTGGCTTTTGAATGGCGGAAGTGCTTATGTTGATAAGTTTATTATGGGTGGTGAAAATGAGAGTACAGGTGGTTCCTTAACTCATGATGCTGCAGGACATGGAGATGCTGGTAGTGCTGCTGTAACTAGTCATGTGAGTAATAAAAAAGATAGAGGTTGGTGGTGGTTTTTTCCTGCAGCATATTATGGAACTTCATCAAGTCACAATCATTCTATACAACATACTCATAGTGGAACAGGAAGTAATATTCCCCTTAATGTAAATCTAACTCCATATATAATTAATGATAATAAATTGATTAATGCTGGTGGATTATTTTTTGTAGAAGATGATATTCCTACAAACTTTACTGCAGTTAATACATATGATGGAAGATATGTAAGATTTAATTCAACTCCAGGGAATGGTAGTGAAAGTGGAACTCATAGTCATAGTCATAATATGTATACATCAACTTCTACCATATCTTCAACTAAAAAAAATAATGGGTCTTCGAGTTGGGTTAGTTCTCATTATCATTATTGGTCACATACTCATACTATAACTAATGATCCTTTATATAGAACATTAAAACTTGTAAGTTGTGATAATGATATTAATGACCAAATAGATATTCCAATTGGTATTATTGCATTATTTACTAATAATAATTTACCAGTTGGCTGGGAAAAATATAGTCAAATAGATGGTAAATTACTAAAGATAAATAATAGTATATCTGATGGTGGAACAGATTGGCATTATCACGATACTTTAGCAAGCAATACTGGTGGTAAAATAAATCATCAATATTTAAGAGGTGATGCAAGCAGTGATTATTATAGCATGAATAATAGTCATACTCATTCTACAAGCCATAGGCATCTGGGTACTTTAGATTGGATGCCACCATATAAAGAATTATATTTTGCTAAGAAAATATTTTAAGGAGAAATAATTATGACAGAAGTAGAGGTATTAGTAGGAAAAATAGATGATTTAGTTTCAATGTTACAAACTATGAAAGATGATAATACACATGAATTATCTGATTTAGAAATACAAAGAAATGAATTACAAACACAAGTAGATATTTATGAACTGCAGGCAAGATTAGCAATACTTAATAAATAGGAGTACAACTTTGGAAAACAACAGAAGAGTTAATGACTTTAGATTAGATAATATTGATTTAAAAATAAAAGAACTAAAAACTGAAAATAAAGAAATATTAGATGATATAATTTATATTAAAACTAGAATAGACAATGGTTTTAGTACATCAATTGAATCAACCGAAAATAAAGTTGATTATATAGACAATGAAAATAAAACAGCTCATAAAGAGTTAAAAGATGATATAAAAGATTTAAGTAAAAAGTTTGATAAATTACTTTGGTTTATAGTTGGAATACCTTCTACTTACATATTATCAGAAATAGTGAGGTATTTTATTTAGGAGGAATGAGTGTGTATAAGAAGATTATTATGTATATTATTATTGGTCTCACTATTTTCTGTGCAGGTGGTGGATCTGTCTGGTGGTATTATCAAAGACAAATTGCTAGATATAAGACAACAATTAATGAAATTACAGACAGAAATACAACTCTCAGAGAAACAAATAACAGCCTTATCATCCTTAATACTTCAATTACAGAAAGAGAACAAGCTCAATCTATTCGAATTGAAGAAGCAAAAAGAATTATTGATGACATCGAAAGAGAATTTGGAGAAACAGAAGCTACAATATCAGGAATTATTACTGCGATTGACGATATTATCGAAGCAGTCTCAGATTTATAAAACAATAGCACTTGTTGAATTAGGAATAATTATAGTGGGAGGAATAGCTTATGCTTTCAAGTAAAATCAAAAGCAGAAAACTATGGGCTTGGTTGGTCTATACTGGTCTCGTTATATATTGTTTAATTAAGGGCATTGATAATGGACTCATTGATCAATATTGGCTGGTAACAGCTACTTATATTGGAGGAAATGTTTTTCAGAAATCATTAAAATAATGCATATTTATATACATTGATTATTAGTTTCGAAGCCATTCTAATAATTCATATTAAGAGTTCTCCAACTCTAAGGATTTTAAGCACTGTGGGATAAAGCCTTCAGTGCTTTTTTAGCGTAAAAATATATGAGAAAAGTGCGTTAGACCATTTAGAGAGTGTATAATTTTTGTTATAATGTATACATGGTCAAGGAGGCTATATGAAAAACTTAATAATAATTTTAATGGTAATGACTATATTTGTTGGATGTTCTATGGAACCAGATTTAGAAGATTGGGAATATGTTATGCCTCCAGATGATGGTATCAATAGTTTTTTATGGGAAGAAGATTATTCTATACTAATAAATAAATTATCTACTATGGATAATATAGATAGAAGCACTATTGATAATATTATTATTAATGATTTAAGTACTGATAAAGGTGAATATTCACTGTATATAGGTAATTATACCTGTCATTCATTTCATTGGGATTATTACTCATCTTATTCAAATGACTGGTTATATTATGTCACGGTTGATATATGGGTAAATAATGGTCAATTAGTTGAAAGTATGTGTTCTTATTATAGATAAGCAAGAGTCCCCAATTAAGGGGACTTTTTTAGTTTAGAGAGTGTATAATTTATGGTATAATGTATACATGGAAAACAAGGAGATAATAAATGGCTAAATCAAGAGAAGAAACAGTAATGGAAGGAAAAGAAAAGATATGGGAAATAGCTAAGCAACTTGGATTATGTGTGCCTATAGTTTGGTCAAAAGAAAACTTGGAAGATGGCTATGAAATTGAAATCAGTGATGATGATTGGTCAGATAGAATAAGAAGTTTAGAAAAGAATGGTGATTTTTCTGAAACAGAAGATTTTATGTCTGGACTTATGTAATTGTGGATAAAACAAAAGGAGATAATATGAAAGAATATTTGGTAACAATACCTGCTACTACATTTATGGTTGAAGCTGAGAATGAAGATGAAGCAAGAGAGTTTTTTTGGGACATCTTACCCGAGAATGTTGGATCTGGTGATTTAGAAGTGGAGGACAAAGAATGACTAGGGCACTATTTTATATAATGAGTGGAGAAACTCTTGATAATCAATTATATATGAAATCAACTGCATTTGGTGGCACTCTTGGTAAAGAGATAGATGATATTTTAGCCGGACAATCAAGCTTAGAAGTAGTAACAGATGAAGATATTTGGAGTATTGATATGGATAAGTTTATCTATATTATAGATGGTGAGGTCTTCTTTGAAGATGATGATCATGATGGTAATGTACCTCTAACTAAAAAAGATTATTACAACCTTTAGAGTATGTATAATTTATGGTATAATGTATATATCAAGGAAAGGGGATAAAGAGATGATGTATGTACATAGTAAATATAATGAAATGACAAAGAATGACAAATTAAATTATTACATTAGAAATAGAATGGTAAAATCAGGTGACAGAATAAGAACATTTGCTGTTAAAATAAACAGTGAAACTGACACTAAATATAGAGTTACATTCTTCTATATGAGTACAAGTAGTAATGAATGGCAATATAAAGACAGACTATTTGGTAAAAAAGTAATGGATGATGCAATAAAAATGGGACACATAATACCCTCTGATGATATATTACAAACAAAATTATTACTACTTGGAAAGAGGAAAGAAAAGGTAAAAAAAGAATATAGTGATATCACTCTTTTACCCAAAAAGGGATTTATTGATAATAAAAATAATAGAGAATATCAAATTGGTGATACTTTTAGAATAGATAATGATAGTTATTATGATATAGATAACTACACACATGCTGTCCTATTAAATGTCACTGATAAAAGCATTACCTATCATGTAAATGGAAGAAAACAAACAAAAAGAATATCTTCAATTGGATGGAAAATAACATTTAATGGAAAAGATTTTCAATCTGAAGATGATGATTACAAACTATTTACTAAGAATGAAGAAAAATGGAATGAATATCAGATGTTTGAGATGATGAGTAGATAATAAACCTTTAGAGGTTGTATAATTTATGGTATAATGTATATATCAAGGAAAGGAAAGGGAGAATATGATAATTAAAACAACTATAAATGGCACTATACTTGGCACGACTGTTTTAGGTTCAGAATACAATGGAGATATTGCTTGTTGTGAATGTAGAGATAATCTGAAATGTGATGATAATCAACTAACCAATATCACTTATAATGATATTGGAGATCATGAAGAAGAAGAACTACTATATTGTGATTATTGTAATGTAAAAATCGATGATGATTTTGCTGACAATATATTCGCTAAACGATTGTTAAATGAAAAAAATGAAGTAAGAAAAATACACAATGTTTAGAGTATGTATAATTTATAGTATAATGTATATATCAAGGAAAGGAAAGGGGATAAAGAATGGCTGAAGTAATTTTTGATTTAGGAAAAATTGGTAGTGAGTTTACTGATGATAAAAATGTATTAAACAAGTTGAAAAGTTATGAATATACTCTTGATACAGATGATCTATCAAATTATCACTATTCCTATCAAAGTGATGTTGAGGACAAGAAAATCACTATAACTGATGTATATGATGAGGAAGTTGGAGAAATATATGAGGAAATATATGAAGAGTGTAGTAATCATATGTATGAAAACTTAAAGAAATGGCTAAATGGTGAAGAAAGTGAAGTTGATTTTGATTATTGGGATGATGTAGATAAAAGTAAAACACTTGATGAAAATCTGGAAATAGTAGGTGATTATGAGAATATAACCAGTTATTATGCAGTTTTTGATTATGACTTAATGTCCATTATAGCTTATACAATTTATAATGCAGTTACTGAATCAATTGAAGAAATAGAAAAAGATATTGATGATGAAATTAGTACTATTGGTTCAAAAATATATGACAAGTATGATGATATAGATCCTAATTATACTGACAGAGAGAATGATATTGCTTCTTTCATTTTAGGATATTCAGAAGTAGAAGATTTCTCTGATATGGAATGGAAAGCTATATTAGATTTTTGTAACCCAAATGACAGATTATTAAATCTTGCATTAAAATTACAAACAGCTGTTTAGAGAGTGTATAAAAAGTGATATAATGTATATATCAAGGCAAGGAAAGGGAGAATAAAATGGCTAAGAAAAAAAGATTTGGTAATCCATTAAAAGAAAAAGCTTATAAAGAAGCTCTTAAGAAAGCTAAAAAAAGCAAGCTTGTAGATGGCACTCCTAAGTTATTTATTGGTAATAAAAATAATTATCAAGATTTAGGTATAAGTGTTAATGGCATTTCAGCTGTTTGTACTGTAAATGAAAAAGTTGTTGATGGAATAGATACGAATCTTAAGTTTCATAGAACCATGAGAGATCATATAGGAAAATATGAGTTTATTATGGAAGCTTGTGATTCAAATAATGTTTTTGTAACAGTAGAAGGAACACCATATAAACATTCAAAGATGAGTAAAAAACAAGCTCATTGGGAATGGGATATGATTTGGAATAAGTTTGGTGTTCCAACCATTTTAGCAGCTTAATCAACTCCCCCTCTTCGGAGGGGCTTTTTAGCGTTGTTAAATCTTTCAATAAAAATGCATACTTATTATTAAGGAGTAAATAATGAAAAGACAATTTAGTGACGAACATAGAAGGAAAATATCAGAAGCTTTGAAGGGCAGACCAGGATGGAGTAAAGGACTACACTTATCAGAAGAACATAAGAAAAAGATTTCAGATGGTAATATTGGTAAAGTTAGAACTCAAGAATTAAAAGATAAAATGAGAATTATAATGACTGGAAAGAAATATAACTGTAAACATAATGATGGTGATATTTGGCAGACTAACAAAGGTAGATGGCTAACTAAAGAGAATGGAAAACAAAGAACCTTAAAGAAGACTGAAATCAATGAATAGTAAAGAGAAGAAGAAGTTTAGGCAGACTAAAAAGTGGAAAGAATTTAGAAAAGTTATGTTAGAGAAGGTTGACTATAAATGTCAAATGTGTTCAATTAAAAAGAAGAAAGGGCTTCATATTCATCATATTAATGAAGAAGCTTATGGGAAAGAAACTTCAAGTGATGTAGTAGTTCTTTGTTCTCTCTGTCATCGTGAGATTGAAAGATTATTAAAAAGAAAAGAATTTGATATTAACATTTATATATTACAATTAAAAAATTATTATAACGAGTCAAAAAAATAGCATATTTATTATTATAAAATCGCAACAATAGCTGTAGTAACATAAGATAATATATGAGAGCATGGAAATTAATCGTTCTTTTTTCTATACTCTTTATTCCCCATAATACCTAGAACGAGGCCAGAAATGGTTTAGGTATTATGGGTTTTTTAGTATAGAAGGAGTATAAAATGAGAAAAGTGAGAATGTCAGAAGTTAAAGATCATGGGATGACTATAGATGATCAAACTTGGAAAAAAGTACAACATATTGTAGCTACATATTGCAGAGCTAATGGATTTCCTCAATATCATCAGAGTGTATTGCAAAGAGAATTTATGAATAAAGTAACTGATAATACTAAGATTAGATTTAAAAATCTTAGTGGCCGATTACAAAATGCAGTATATGGACTTTGTCGATTAAACTTAACTAAAATAACAAGTGATGAACTAAAAAGATTAAAAAGTAAGCAACCAATAGAAGTTGTGTTTAAGGAGTTATTATGAAAATAATTAAGAGTAAAGTATTAAGAGAGAAGTTTAATACACTATATGAAGAAGAAGTTGATATTGATTCATTAAATGATTTTAAGAAATCAGTATCAGTTGATCATGTTATGTGTAAGTTTATTGATAATAAAAGAAGTAACACTAATTTCATTAGTTGTGATTGTTTATATGCTGATATTGATAACACACATTCAGAGAATCCTAAGGATTGGGTAACTATTAAAGAGTTCAAGAAGATGTTTTTAAAGTTTAATTATTATTTAGCAACATCGTCTAATCATCAGAAGATTAAAGAAGGAGCACCAGCAAGAGATAAATATCATGTGTATTTCCCTATAAATGAAATAAATGATTTAGAGAAATTAATGTATTGGTTAAAAGTATTAACTAGTAAATATACTTTCTTTGATAAACAAGTAAAAGATGCAGGGAGATTTTTCTTTGGTAATCCTAATAGTATTGTTTATCATAATAATGGAAAATCTATATTAACTGATTTACATGGATATAAATTACCAGCTGAAGTGAAAGAGAAGATTGATTTTAAGCCAAGTAGAGGTAATAGAGATGATCAATTATTTAAAGCAGCATGTAGTTTTCATTCAAATGGAATGACTGATGAAGAAGTTCTAGAAACAGTAAATACTCTAAATCAGTCTTTAACTGAACCCCTTGATGATAGAGATATAATAAAAGTAGTTAAGAGCGCTTGTAAATATAATGTTGTTAAACAAGTAAGTAATAATCAAATAGCTAATAATCTTTTAAATGGACAGCCTTTAACTGATTATATAATGTTGGAGTTGGGTGGGCAAATATTATATGCTAATAAAAATGACAGAGAAATGTGGTTAAACAAATATCACTTATTACAAAAAACAAATAAAACTAGTATGGATTATCAAAATTGGAGAAATAAAGGTGTTGAATATGCTAATGGAGTAACATGTGATTTTACAAATACAGATGTAATAGTAGATAAAAAATTAAATATGTTTATGGGATTTCCTATTACAGAAAATAAAGGAGAGATACCAACTAATTGGTTAAAATTGGTGAAAGAAGTTATTTGTTCAAATAATAATGAATATTTTACTTATTTATTGGATTGGATTAGTGATATGTTTCAGAACCCACAAGAATCAACAGCCGTAGTTCCGGTAATAATTAGTGAGCAAGGTGCTGGTAAAGGTTTATTTTATAGTGCTATTAAAAAAATTATGGGGATTTATTCTGGTGAAGTTGGAACTTTTGAACAGGTTTTAGGGGATTTTAATGGAATATTAAATAAAAAATTATTAATAAATATGGATGAAGCAACATTTGGTAAGAGTAAAAAAGAACAAGGACGATTAAAATATTTAACTGGTACTAATCAGATTACAATAAATGAAAAATATAAGCCATCTTATACTATACCTTTCTCATGTAGATTTTTAATCACTAGTAATTTTTCGACTCCAGTTGGTGTTGAGAGAGATAATAGAAGATTTTTTGTATTAGAGGCTTCTAATGATAAAATAGATAAAAAAGAATATTATGAAAAAGTAATTAGTGAAATATCTTCTGACGAGAAGATGTCATCATTATTATACTTTTTAAAAAATAGAAAAATCTCTGATACATACAATAGAAAATATGTAATACACACAATACATGAAGAAGACATGAAAAAAGAAATACAAGATTCAGTAGGTGTCTGGTTGGATGAAATAAATGAAGATTTAGTTGAACCATTTGAAAATTATAAAACATTTGTAAAAGATGACAAAATAGGATTAAAAGATTTATATAAAACATATTCACAATGGTATGAAAATCACAGAAATACATTAGCATTTAGAGAACAAGTAGGAGCGCTTAAATTAAATAAAATATTAAAAGACACATATTGGAAAGACAAAACATATAAAGTTGTAAAAATAGATAATAAAACATATAAATTATGGTTACTAAAATGAGCATAAGATACTACAAAGTTACTACTTCTAAAAAAAGTAGTACTTTGTGTGCTTTAGTAGAACGACTGTATAAAAACATAAGCAAGCACAGCTTGGGTTACTGTGGTTACTACTTATATATATAATAATATAAACAGTATATATAGTCTTGCTGTAGAGTCTGTAAGATCTGTGAAGTTTTAAAAACGATGGTAACCTATGATACTAGTATACTAGTAACCAAGAAAGGAAAATATTATGAAAGAGTTGATGAGAATAATAAAGAAGGTATTTAGAAAACAAAATGAACACATCAAAGATTTAGAACATAGAATAGAAGTATTAGAATCAGAAATGGACTTTATAATAAAAAATATAACAAAAAATTGATTATCATCTACAGAGAGGTAAGATAAATACAATGGATCGATTACATACACTACATACAAATGTTTGTCATGAAACTTATTTAAAATATAGAGAAGCTTGTGATTCAAGGGGAATGAAAATGGGCAAACAGTTGGAGAAAATTATCAAGGAGTGGATTAAAGAAGATGAACTTATTAGAGCAACAATTATTAAACAAAGTAATGAATTTACACCCAAAAGCTGAACCCAATAGTGATAGTTGGAAGAACAGTTTCGATTATAATTGGCCTGGCCAACAATTACTACTTTGGTTCAAATTGGGAGATAAAATTAAGGTGGAAACAATATGAACACTAAAGAATTATATGCTTTCCGTTCAAAATCAATGACTAAAGTTAAGAAGATGCTGACAAAGAAAGGATGTAAAATAACATCTATTACAGCAGCCGAAAAGAAATCAAATGTAGCCGATTTCAAACTTGATGGTAACTATACTAAAGTAAAAGCAGCACAAAATCATAATGTAAATATATTATTTGAGAGTATCAATAACTCAAATTATGGTTGGGTGGTAACTACTAAAGCCAAGTGGTTTATAATGTATTATGAAGCAGATGAAATTGCATATATTATATCAGTGGAAAAAGTGAGGGACTATATTAATAACCCATTACATATTATACCAACTACTGGAAAGGGTGCAAGAGGAAACAGAGGTTCTGAATCTTATATGATTCCAATTGATACTCTAAGAGAATATGATATAATAGTTGATACATTACACAAGGAGTAATAAATGCCGACTAAAGAAATAGATGCTAAGAAACTTTCAACACCAAATACTAGATTTAAAGCATTCAGTAAGGAACAATTGAATGAACTCAAAAGAGCAAGAGCTATGATAGATCGTACGATTGCTGAGAAACATGAATCTAATTGGGGATGGAACTATTCTCTTGGGAAGGGAAGGCAATGAAATGTAAAGAATGTAAATGTGATATATTTAAAGACCTGACGTCTATACTAGATGATAATAAGGTAATACAATGTTTCGCCTGTCAGGAGCAATATACTGTAACATTAGATGAATATAATAATATAAAAATAGTAAGGGAATTAAATAAATGAAACTGAATTGGCTAAACAATTGTTAGAAGGCAAAACTTGTAGTAATTGTAGTCATAATGAATGTCATTCGGATAATAATACATGTTAAGATTGGGAAAAATATATTTATTAAATGATTGGAGATATTAAAGCTTTAAAAGAATATGGAGTAAGAATTAATTAATGAACTACTTTGACAACTCGAAAACTACACTTCAAGTAATTGAATATCAAAAACTTCTAACATGGGATAAAAATGGCAATCTGGAAAAATTATCTCCAGCAGCTAAACAACTCTCTGAAACCATAATGATTGAAGTACATAAACTAGTAAGAGCAGTAATAAACACTCATCACTTATTCAAATATGAAGGTTATGAAATAGTTGAATCAATTGGATTAGATGCTTGCTTCAAGTCCCTGGAAAGGTTTAACCCCTCTAATATGAAAGGAAATAAGAAAACAGACTTATTCTCATATCTCTCATTAGTGACTAAAATGTCTATAATGTATTTTAATGGTAATGAATATAGAAAAAGATTAGAATCACCAACAGTGCCTTTAGAAGTATTAGAATTCCATATTCATCATGATGAAGAAAAAACATTTGAACTAGTTGAATCATTAAGAAAGAGATACATTCCTATATTAAAACCATACTTACATCCAATCTTCAATGCTATATGTGACTATTGGGAAGTTGATTCTTCGCATTGTGAAAAAAGACATATAATTAGATATCTAGTACAAAGAAAGGATGAATTTGAAACTTATTTCCATGAACCAGTACATCAAAAGTTATTAGCCAATCAATATTCCTTAATAATGAAAAGAATTCGTGACTATGAAAATGGTAAAATTATGCCAAAGAGAAAAAGATGAAGAAAAGATATAAACATTTATTTAAGGAAAAATATCTCGATTTAAAACCCACTATAATAGATAGAGTTACTCCATATTACAACATAATATTCATCTTAAAGAAGAACGATGTTAGATTAAAAGAGCTACTCACAAAACATTAAATCAAAAAATACATAAGATAACTCCATATAACCAAATAGTAATACAACTAATAGGAGTCAATAGATGTCCGATCTGCTTACTAAAGCTGAGTATGCAAAGCAAACAGCTTTTCAAAAAAAAGATATTAAATCAATCAAAGCTGATTTAGAAAAAAGATATGAAAAGAAATACCCTTTTTGGGTAGCTGAATATATATTAGCTATGGTTTATCATAAAGAAACTATGGTATCAATAGCAGAAAGAATAGGAGTAGCAAGAACAACTCTTTATCACAGAATAGATAGTGATATTCAAGATTATATTGATGAACTAAAGACAGAACAAATAAAACACTACGACCATAAAGTATTTAATTTATTAGATAGTGCTATAGAAGTTTATACTGATTTATTAGCTGATGCTGATACTGATTCAACTCGATTAAGAGCTGCTGAAATGATTTTAAAGAAGTTTGGTGTAGTTGAAGAGAAACAAGAAATCAAACACAGTGGGAAAATAGATCTCCCAGTAATAAATATATTTAGTGAGAAGAATGACTAAACAAATAGATTTTTATATTGATAAGAATATAGTAGATGGTTTCTACAACTCTCTTAAGAGATACATTATAGCATATGGTGGCAGAGGTAGTGGGAAGACAATGCAATTTGCAGCTCTAAGTATATTGTATGCAATTAAAAACCCTAATAGTAGAATATTAGCTATTAGAGGTAGTCAAAATCGTATTTCTGAATCATCATTACAGATGATGAAAGACGTCATTTTCATGATGGGATATGAAGAATACTTTACAATGACTGAAAATACATTAAAGTGTCATAATGGCAGTGAGTTTATATTTTATGGAGCTCGTAATTATCATACATTTAAATCTCTAAGGGGAATAAATCTATGTTTTGTTGATGAAGCAACTGAATTATCTAAAAGTGCCTGGGAAACACTTATACCAACTATTAGAGAAGATGGAAGTAGATTTCTTATTTCATTTAACCCTGAAAAAGAAGAAGATTGGGTTTATCAAACTTTCATAGTTGAACAACATCCAGAAGCTTATGTAATTAAGATGAATTATAATGATAACCCTTATTTCCCTAAGGTATTAAGACAAGAAATGGAATGGGATAAGAGTAGAAATACAGCTAAGTATCTTCATATTTGGGAAGGTGAATTGATATCACTTACTGAAGGAGCTCTTTGGAATTATGATATGATTAAACACTCAAAAGCAGCTGATATAGAAGATTATGAAAAGATTGTAGTTGCAATAGACCCATCAGTTACTTCAAAAGCTACAAGTGATGCTTGTGGTTTAATAGTTGGTGGTAGATTAAAAAAGAACAGATATGATATACTCTCTGACAAAACAGCAATTATGTCTCCGAAAACATGGGCAACAACAGCAGTTCAGTTATATAATTATTATCAAGCTGACTATATTGTATATGAATCAAATCAAGGTGGGGACTTAATTAAAACTGTTATTGGAGATTTAGATAGAAGTATAAAGTGTTACCCTGTTCATGCAAGAAGAGGTAAGAAAGTAAGAGCTGAAGAGATATTATATCTCTATGAAGAAGGATATGTAACACATACAAAACATTTTAAAACATTAGAATCTGAAATGGTAACTTTTACTGGAGATAAGAAAGATAAGAGTCCTAATGCACTGGATGCAATGGTTTATTGTTTAAAATCTTTAACTCCTAATAAAGTAAGAGTGCAAAGAGGAACACATCCTGGACAAATGGGTAGTATGCGGCTGCGTCACTAATGCATAACTTATTCTAAGGAGAGAATAATGAAAAGAATGACAAAAGAGAATAATAGCGATACACATGATTGGCAAGAATATAATGGAGATGAATTTCATAGAATAAAAGGAAGAGATAACGATTATTTTTCAAATAATATTGAGAATATGCACACTTATGTATGGGAAACATTCATGGAAACAGATATTCCCAATGGCTGTGTAATACATCATGTTGATTTAGATAAGAGTAATAATGATATTTCAAACTTAGTTTGTATGACTAAAGAAGAGCATTTTAGATGGCATACAAAAAACAGACCAAGTAATAGAAAAGGTTGTAAGCATAGCGAAGAATCAAAACTTAAAATGTCTAAAGCCCAAAAGGGAAGAATACCTTGGAATAAAGGCAAAACTGGAGTTTATTCTCCTGACAAAATTAAGCAATGGTCAGAAGCACATAAAAATATATCAGAAGAAACTAGAAAAAAAATGAGTGAGTCAGCTAAAAAAAGACCACCTGGAAATAAAGGAAAAAAACAACAAGTGGTAACTTGCCCTCATTGTGGAAAAATAGGAGGGATTCAAAATATGAACAGATATCATTTTAATAATTGTAAAAATAGGAGGCAATATGGCCAATGATTTAAATAAAATCTATAATAGCTGGATGGAATCTAAAGGGGATTTAATGGCATATGATTATGATTATTTCCATGATAACCACTCAGTAGTACCAGTTTATCAACGAGTTAGTGTATCAGCTATTAAAGAAGCTAGTCACACTAATATACACATAAACTTCTTTGAAGATATTATTAACAGAAAAGTAGGATATATGGCTAGTAATATAACTACTAAAGTAGAAGATAAGAAATTAAAAGAGTTGATTGAAGAGTTTAATGAACAAACTAAACAAAAAACAATGAATATTGAATCAATATCAAATGCTTCAATATCAGGTCTTTCACACAGATTATTATACACTGATAATGGTATAATAAAAATAAAAAATATTTTAGGATGGCAAGTAGTATATAATTACAAAGATGATATTTACAATCCAGATGAAGCTTATTATTATTATACAACAACTGATATGTTGGGAAAACCAACTTATCATTGTGATATTTATAATAGAAATACTGTAATATATACAGAAAAAACTAAAGTAGGTGATAAAGAATCTTATATTCAAATTGATGAACAATTACATAATTTTAATGAAGTGCCAATATTTCCTTTCCAAAATAATAATTATCAAACATCTGATTGTAGTGATGCTTTAAATATAATGGACACTTATGATGAGATTATTAGCGACACTTCAGGAGAACTTAAAGCAGCAAGATTAGCTTATCTTAAAATATGGGGTGATTTAAATACTGGTGAATATGATGATGGAACAGAGATACCAGTACCCACTTATTTAAAAGAGTTTGGAACAATGTTGTTTGGAACTGATGAGTTAGGAAATCAATTAGGTAATGCTGAGTTTCTTGAAAAAAAATTGGATGATACATCTATTACTAATATGTTGAATAGATTACGAGGTCATATTTATGAAGTGTCAGGTTCAGTAGATTTAAAAGAATTAACTGATTCAACTGATGCTAGAATATTTACTATACAAGCTTCTCTAAGTAGATTAGAGAACAATTCAAGTGTCACTGAACAATTTACAAAAATGGCATTGAAGAAACAATATTCTTTATTTCTTTATTGGTTAAATGAATTCAATGCGATAAAATATGATATAAGTGAAATAGAATTTCAGTTTGATAGAGTATTTATTAAAGATAAAGCAGCATTAGCTGATATGTTGATGAAGTTGATGACTGTTATGAGTACAATCGACGCTTTTACAATTTCAGAATTATTTGATAACCCA